CAGCCATTCGGTTGTGTAACGAGCTTGATATGCTTCTTAGGAAGAACTCCCACAAGGAGTTCAACCAGATCGCATCATCATTGCCTCAGATTGTATCTGAGGACACTGATGCTTGGCGCATTGCAGAGAGGTTGCAAGTCATAAGTCTCATCCGTTTCCCTCTAATCGAGATCGACCCTAATACGGTTGTCACCGAGCAGCGGGAACGGGTTCAGGCCTTATGCCTTAAACCTAATCCTGCTGACAAGAGAATTATCTCTTGCGCTGCACATCGTTTTCTTCTTATTCTAAATCGCTCGCTAGACACACTCCGCCCTGGCGATCTTCGCCATGGGCCTGGTAGTGTTGCTGAAACGGGCGACCAGATTAAGAAGCGCGATGTCATCTGGGTTGATCCTGATATCCTTCGGGCCTTTGAGAGTTTCCTCCCAAAGCGTCCATGGCGTTTGCGCCGTGGAATATCAAAGACATGCGTTGTTCCTAAAGATCACAAAACGATGCGCGTTATCGCCGCTGAGCCCACTTGGACTCAATGGTGCCAACAGCTCGTCAAAGGATCTTTGATGCGCAACATTGTCTCGGATCCCTACTTTAAGGGACACATTAGTTTCACCGATCAGGGCCTACAGCGTACTATCCTTAGGAAGGATAGAATCGCATCTATAGATCTGAGCGATGCTAGTGATACCTTACGGTGGAAGCACCTCCTCTTGCTGACGCGCGGTGACCTTAAGGTCAGAGAAGTGCTAAGAGCACTCCGCACGCTGCAAACAGAATATCGTGGGGAATCTCTCCCTACGATCGGAGCATTTCCTATGGGAGCAGCTACCTGCTTCCCCATAGAAACGCTCTGCTTCGCTTGTCTTCTTCTCGCTTATTGCGAGTGTGAGACAGGCAAGCTGCCTTCGACTTGGGGCGTCTTCGGGGATGATATCCTCGTTGACGATTTCCTTGCCGGTGGATTCTGTAATTTCTTAGTCAGATGCGGTTTTAAACCGAACATGTCTAAGACGTTTATAGGAGGTAACTTTGTCGAATCTTGTGGGGTTTACCTCTACAAGGGAGTCAATGTCACTCCGACAAAGATCAAGAAGGGGGCACCTACGTCCTCTTTAGACATAGCTAACATCACCTGGTCCGAGTACCACGATTCTGTTGTTCACCTTCCTCATCTGAGGAGGTGGATGGCAGGCCGCGTACTCGATCCGTTCTTCCACAATACTGTCGAGCGCTGGAACAGCGATCTTCAGAGATTGGAAGTCAAGCACCTCCGTGACAAAGTATCTACATCTGTCGGACGAGAGTCCTATTATGAAGAAGCTCTGTTAAGAGGGTCTTGTGATGTTGCCTGTGGTTCGCATCGCGCGGGCCACGGCTGGTCGAGCTCACTTACCCGTGAGGGTGGTGGCTCGAGGTAAACAAGGGGGGCTTGCTCTCTGTGTTTGCCAGGTTGGC